TCGGTACCATTTGTACCAACGGTTGTTAACAAGGAACGTGCTTCTATTGGAGCTGAATTTGTTGGGAAGAAAATTTCTTCTCGCAAGTCCACTTCCAATCTAACGGCTCTCTGCCACATTTCGCTGTCAACAGCGGGTGACGTTGACTTTAGTAAAGTCAACGGTGGGCGGGGAGCTGCTATTCAGGAGGACATTAGTAAGATTCTTACTGATTATCCTTCCGTTAGTGGGCTCCTTAACCTTCCGTTCGGTATTACCGTACGTGAAGAGCAAGGGGTGCCACGTTACGCAACGTGGGGTCGGCCTGAGAATCTCAGGTTGAAGAAGAAACTTGCTTCCTCTGACCCCCGTTGGAAAGCCAGGTTTGTGTGGTCTGATGCACCCGTTTACGGGTTTGGTCAGCCACGTCAGGATTATGATCCTGAAGTCGAATCTGGCGAATATGCGCTCGAAGGGTACGATTCGTACCTTGGAGTGCAAATCTTTTACGCCGCTCTGCTGGTGGCCTTCAATGAAGGTTATTTGGATCTTCAAGGGAATCCCTTGAAGCCATTTCCAGCTAAGACCTCTGTGGTCCCTGAGCCTGGCGGAAAAGCGAGAATTATCACTACCACAAAGTGGTGGTCGATCATTCTTCAACAGCCTTTCGGTCATTTGACCAAGAGTCTGTTGTCAGGACATATCTCTGCCGAAGCCGGCCTCAAGCGGGCCGACCAGGCATGGTTATACCTTGACCTACTTCACAATGTGAAGCCTTTGGCCAATGGTTATGTCCTTTCATCTGATCTTGAAGAAGCGACTGATGCAATTGCACCGGAAATCGCTGAAATCATGATCAGAGGTTTTTACCGTGGAATTGGCTATGCCAAAATCCCCAAACTCATTGAGATTGGTATCCAATTAGGATTACGGTCAACTCGGGATATCGAAATTCAATATCCTCGTTCTTCAGGGAGAAATCCCGTGTCTTTTATTAAAAGACGTGGGGTCCTTATGGGAGAGCCTGTGACCAAATCGGTCTTGACTCTTTACTCCTTGGTTTGTGAAGAGATGGCAATGAGAGATTATCTCTATGCCCGCTCTTTCCGCATTCTCAAGCAGCCTCCAATCGAAGCTGTTGTCCTTTATAAGGACCCCCGTACTAATAGTACGGAGATGATACATGCGAGATCTCGGGCCGAATGGTACCACCTCTTTGAGGGGTTTAGCGGCTTTGCAAATTGCAGAGTCGTTTCCATAAAGGTTCGAGAGATCGGGGTGGACGATTTCCATTTTATCAGCTATGCTGATTTTAAGGAATATCGTAACCAACTCGGTTTTAGTGTCCACAATAAACGGATCACCGACGAAATGCGTCGGGGTGAGTATCTCACGACTGATACGTACCGTGGACCTGTAACTTCTAAGTGGAGGGCGTTCGCCGTTGGCGGTGATGACCATATTGCATATGGTCCCGTCCAATACTTAGAGTTAATCACGAG